GATCTATGGAAAGAGTTTAGTAGAACAAACAGATGTTGCTGGCAGTGCTGATCAACCTACTTCTGATGTTTCTTCAGACGATGATATTTGCTGGACGCTTTGGATTGGCAGGAATACAAGCGGTCGGACAGCGGACGATACCGTAGCTTTCAACGTAAGAGTTATGTCGATTCCAATGAACGTAATGAAGGGACCAGATGGTTCTTGGGATGATTTGTTTCCTATGGAATACGTTTCAGGGGCTGGTGGCGCTGACGGTTCTTAGGTATAAAGGTCGTGGAGTAGTTTACTTATGGAACAACGTGTTCGAAAACTTGAAACGGATGTGGCTGTTCTTGGGCAGCGTGTCGATACAGCGGAGGTAGAAGTGTCTGCCATCCGTCAGGATATTCAAGGAATCAAAGCGTCGATCCACAAAGCCCAAGGTTTGATCTTGGCTACCGTTGTCATTATGCAGTGCATTGCGATTTTCATGGAAGGCTGATGTGGAGGCGGATGTAGTAGCTCAGTACCTTGACTTAGGCATGACTTGCGGCTTCATCGCGTATCTTATCAACACCAATCGACGACAGGGCAAAGCCCTCACAATGATGACCCGAAAGTATGAAGAGCTTTTTGAGCGGGTCTTAAAGAGGGAACGTGAGTGATGGTAGTGGAAATCCTTTGTCCAACATGCCCCCTTGGGGATGGATATTGATTTACATGTTTGGGGGTGGCGCTCTGGGTGTTGGTGGCGTTGAACTTAGTCACGGATCCCATGAATCTGTTGAGTGCCCCGAAGAGTCAGATGAGTTGTCGAAAGCAAATCGAGAAATAAAAACGCTAAAGAAAGCTCACGAGTCGTTGGTCTTCAGCTTCAATATGATGACTGGGTTACTATCTGAGTGCAATCAACAATAGGAGCTTAAGTTGGCAACCTACGAAAAGCTTAATCTGTCGCCCGGTGGCAGCGAAAGTGACGGAAACCCTATTCAATTGGATACAAGCACAACTCAGGTTCATGACACAGGCACATCTGCAACCATTAAAGATGAAGTCTGGTTGTGGGCAACGAACGTACACACGTCTGATATCGAAGTAGAAATTGCTTTCGGCTACCTCACGTCTGCGGGCTTTTCAGATGCAGACAAAATTATAGTAACGATTCCAGCAAAATCTGGATTAACTTTATTGGTAGCAGGACTGCCCGTTCGTGGAACAGGTAGTGCTTTACGCAGGGTAACCGCAACCGCAGGGACCGCTAGTAAAGTTAATCTTGTAGGATATGTGAATAGAATCTCCTCATAGTGGAGCAATGATGGCTAAAGGCATCCCAACAAAGGTCAACTCTCCCCGTCGTATCAAGAAGGGTGAGCCTGGATACGGCAAGAAGAAGTTTGTTGTAAAGGCTTCTCAGGGCGGTAAGACCAAGACCATTCGTTATGGTGATGCCAACATGGAAATTAAAAAGGACAGCCCTGCACGTCGTAAGTCATTCCGTGCTCGCCACAAGTGCGATACGAAGGAGACCAAAGGCAACAAGTTGACTGCTCGGTATTGGTCTTGTAAGAAGTGGTGATCTAATGGCTGATGATGACAAGACATTGCGCGACAACATGCGCCCTAAGAAAAAGAAGTACCCCTCAAAATACACAAAGGGTTCTTCAAACGTAAAACGCCACAAACAACTCATGGACAAAATTGCTCATTTCTACAAGACTAAGAAACAGCCCTACTCGAAAGCGGAAAAGAAGCAACTGGACAAGATGATGAAGGAAAAGGACAAGCTATGAGCAAGAAAAAGAAAGGCGGAATGGCCGGACTGGATGCGGCAGAGAAGGAAGTCTACAAACGGGGACTTGCTGCGTACATGAGTTCTGGAAGCCGTCCAAAGGTTTCTCAGCATGCCTGGGCTAGGGCTCGAGTCAACAGCGATTTTGGTAAGAAAGAAGCCGCAAAGATTCGTCGTGAAAAAGGCAAGAAGGACGACGACACTTTGAAAAAGAATATGCGAACCAAGAAGAAGAAGAAATAAAGGAGGGATCATGTACGGTAAGAAAAAAATGAAAAAACCTGCAAAGCCAAAGAAGAAAAAATAGAGCGATGGCTAAGTGGCAAGACGACGAAGCCTTTGTGAAGTGGCTTTTAGAACAGCAATATGCAGAAAAACGCGACGATAAACTACACAGTTTTTTGAGTGGTGGTGTAGTTCTTTACATGCACGAAGCGTGGTCTACTGGGAAACAAGAGGCTAAAAAGCCGAAACCTTTGATATGCCAATGCAGCGTTTGTAGGCAGATGAGATCAGGGAAGGAGGACAATGGCGCACTTCTCACTGGATGAGTTTGTTGGGGCGATTCAGGAAGCAGTAGTAAAGTCTACGGACATAGCAGAACAGCATGAACTGAATCACATCCGAGAGGAAGAGTACTGGATTGACACCGGGGACAAAGCGTCTGACGGTAGTCCTATCTACAAACCTCGAATGGTGACTGTTCGTTTGCCTATGTGGGAAGACGGAAAGCAAACCGAAAAAGACGTACAGGTTCCGATGCAAACGCTCGTAACCGGGCAGTCTTTAATGATTGAAGCTTTGACTGTTGAGATGGATGTTGAGCTTCAAGGAATGGAAGATGGAGCCGACGTTGGATGCACCCATCGAAAACTAAAAATAAATCCAACAGTTGGTGGGAATGGATGGTTTGCGAAAAAGCGGAATACTGCTAAGATTTCCATAACTTTCAAGGGGCAGGAACCTCCAGAAGGTTATGCTCGAATCGACAATCAACTTATAAAACTACTTCCGTAGGAGACTTTTATGGCTGACGGCCTCGTAAAAATGTCGGACCAGTTTGGCGGCCTGCCGATGGATCAACTGATTGGTGGTCCTTTGAAAGCAGCTTGTGACTCTCAGGTCCAGCTAGCCAAGGCAACCGCTGACTTTATTCAGAACGTTGGTCTTGAGACTGACTCGAACGGGGTAGTGAAAGCCCGAACGGTTGACTTTACTTATACCAAGCCTGTGAATGATGGCGCTGGTGGGTACACCGAAGTTACCAACCAACTCGATGTTCCAATCCTTGCGATTCTGAATACTCCTTCACTTCAGGTTAAAGAGGTCGAAGTTGACTTCACCATGGAAGTTAAGTCGAGCACCTCGGAAAAGAGCAGCCGAGACTACGAAGCTGCTATGGACACCCACGTCAAAGCAGGGTGGGGCCCGGTTAGTGTGGACGTGAAGATCCACGGTTCTATTTCAGCAAAGAGCGAGAACACTCGAACCTCTGACAACTCTGCGAAGTACAACGTCAAAGTGATTGCTCGCGACGATGGAATGCCTGAGGGGCTCAAGCGTTGTCTTGATATCGTGCAGTCTGCAATTGCAGAAAAACCTGCCGCTGCCCCTGCTGCGAATCCTAATCCTCCCGCTCCCGCTCCTTCCGGTCGAGGTGGATAATGGCTGTTACAGCAACCAATCAAACGCTCTCTTTAGGCGCTGATGTTATTCATGACAACGCTCCCGGTCTTACCGCTGTTGAGGATGTGACTGGTGGTGCAGGAACTTGGTATACGATTGTCTATGTAAGCGGAGACGCAAACACTGCTTATCTAAAACTATTTGATTCTGCTGATATTATTGCAGGTACAACACAGCCAAACTGGATTTTGCAGATGAAGCCAAACGATACAACCGTCTGGACCGTTCCTGATGGTGTCACGTTTTCTAACGGTCTTAGCTACTTTGTATCTGAAGAGAATGGAAAGGAAGCAACCACCGCTCCATCTGGAACCAACAAACTTACAATCATTGTGAAACGGAGTTAGGAATGGCTGCAAGCTTTACTTCTAAAAGATCAAAGCTAATTGACTTTGTTGCTACCGAAACTGACGCTGATGCAACTGAAGCACAAGACATTAGTGGCACTCAAGCCAATCTTGGCATCTTGATTATTGACGTAGACAACACTTTGAACACAAGTGATGTTTGTCATGCCGCTCTATACAACAGCGGTAGCGACGTTAACGTTGGCACTGATGACCCTGATTTGTTGGTAAGAGTCCAAGGCGGAGTTGCTAGGCAGTTTATTGGAATTATCAATAGTGCAGCACCAAGCAGCACTACTTTTGGCAACCTCGCAATCGCTGCTGTTGTAGAGGCTGGCGCTGCAGGAACCACTAGTCCCACTGGTGAAGTCATTGTCCGCGTTGGCATCAAGGACATGGGTTAGAAATGAAAACATACAGGAGCGAGTCGTTTAGGATTAGGTCTTGTGAAACCAAGAAGATCAACAAGAAGTCCGTGACGATTGTTCGCACCAAAGTTAGCGACAGAACCAGGTCTCCTGAACAGGAGCCAACAACAGGTTCGAGTCGGACGGAACGATTTGCCTTGTTGCCTGGACAGGAGGCCGACCATGTTGTTGAAGAGGGGAAGTAGGGGACAGGCAGTCAAAGACGTACAAAGCCTTCTAAACGACAAAGGCTTTGGCCAAATCGGAGTTGACGGCATCTTTGGAGCAGGCACAGAAAAGGCTGTCAAACGCTTTCAGAAAGCCTCAGGGCTGGCCGCTGACGGAATCGTAGGGCCAAACACCCTCAAGGCTTTACAGGCCGATGAGGAGCCAAAGCAGCCTGATGTTTCAGATGAACCTCCTGCAATCATCGATGTTTTGAAAGCTAAAGGCTACGCAGTCTACACAGACGGTCAAATCAACACCGTTGGAGTGAGATCAAACAATCCAATTTCAAATAGCTTTGATGATGAGATGCATTTGATGTGGGTGAACAACGGACTGTGGCAGCACAAGAAGTACAGAATCACAACGGATCCTGGGACTTATTGTTTAGAGCATCCTGAGGTCTACGGTCGTGCTGCTGGCACCGCCATCTTAGTGCCGGGATCTTACAGGGCATACAAATGGGATATGCACCGTGGAAAGTACGAAACGCTGTGTCAAAGGGCAGCGCCCATTCGCGTCTGGAGGGATGGCAACAAAGACAACATTCTTGATTACGGACACGATGAAGGCATCGAGGGCTGGTACGGTGTGAATTTGCACCATGCTGGGGAGAACTCTACTCGTGTGGACAAGTGGTCAGCCGGGTGCCAGGTTTTTGCCAGAATCGCAGACTGGAAAGAAGCGGTTAAGATCTGGAAGGCATCTGAGGCTGAGGTCTTTACCTACACTCTCATCACCGAAGATGACCTGTCTTAGGAGACGTAATGGAAAAGCTCAAAGAACTTTGGAAAAAACTAAACCCTAAAGTAGCTCTTGTCGGAGGAGTAGTTGTAATCTCAACCTCCTTGGGCACTTGTCATCTCATGGATTCAGAGGATAAAGCAGAAGCCCCTGCTGCTGAAGAAGCTCCTGCTGAAGCCCCTGAAAAAGAAAATGAAGTTCCTCCTGCAGAAGAACAGGAAGGGGACGCTGACCAGCCAGCGTGATTGAAGAAAGAAAGAAAAAGCCCCGTCGAGAAATCGGCGGGGCTTTATTCTTTAAGCAACCTGGGAGGGACTGCTTAAAAACAATAGCACTAAACTATTCTGTAGTGGAGTCTTCATTTGTTGGCGCAGGATTGGTGACGTTCTGAGCCATGACTCCGATTAGACTTTTGAGCAAGTCTTTCAACTCCTCGTCGCTACTCGACTCGCTCTTAGAAGTCAGAGCCTCAAGCACCTCTTTGTCTAAACCAGAGTTGTTGATGTTGACATTCATAGCAGGAACGCCGTTGCTGTATTGAAGGTCTTGTTGATTAGAGGCATCAATCCACTTGACCACAAGCATCACGCATTCTTCTTTGGCTGAGTCTTTCTTCAAATCAACTTCATATTCACAAACTCGCCAGTCACCGTTGGGTTGAGATTGGGTAATGTTTTTCTCCATTCCCTCTAGGCACATTCCAACTTGATTGCTAAACTGTGAGGCAGTTACGTTCCCAAGAAAATTATGTAGTTGCCACTTGGCGTCTTTGAGTCTTGACCTGTAACTCTTGAAAACCTTTCGGGATTTAGCGTCAACCTGGTTTAGATCAAGCACCTTACGAACGACAGACACAAGCTCTGATGCTTGCAAAACCTTGCCTTCTTCTTCTGCTTCTTCGTTTTTTGATTTCATAGAAGTAAGTCTTTTAGACTTACGTTCATCTTCTAACTCGTTGAAAAGTCCCATTGAATCTTCCTTTTTATTCTAAAACAAAGTCGTCGTCTGCAGGGCTGTTGTTTAAAACTGCTGCCGCTTTGCTTTTGGTTTTACGACGTTTAGGTTTTGTAGGTGTATCAACAATGTCAGCGTCAACGTCGATTGCTTCCATGTTGGACAGTCGCTCTGCTTGAGCTTCTTGCTGAAGGTCATCTAACACAGGCTTTGGAATGAATAGCTCCTGATCCTTTCCTGTAATGTCAGCACTGGTGTCATGCTCAAGAACCGTCTTAGCTTCCGCTGTAAGGGGCAGGTACTTGCAGATGCGTCGAATAACAGTCTTTCGCCACATCTCCTCGGTGTGTGTTTTCCAAGGACCGCTGCCCCCACTGCGGGATGCGTCACGAATCTTTTCAATCTGATCCTTGCGCATAACTTCAACTTGTCGTTGCCCATCTTTAAAAAAGCAAACGGCATAAGCAAGCTTGGGCGCTCCAACATCTCCGTTATAGTTTGGCTTATGTCGAAGAACCTCTCCATCGTCAAGGTCAAAGTAGTGCTCGAAGTCTTCGCCCTCATGCACAACCCTTGCAACAAAGTTGGCAATCTCACCTGATCGACGAACAAGCTCCATCAGCCCGGTGTAGTCAATCCACAACTCAGCATCGTGTGTCTTCTTTTTGCTGTTCCAAATAGGAACCATGTGTGCCCGATGAAGCACCCCTCCTGCAACAAGATTGAGTTGACATGCTTTGGCCAGCGCCATGTAAACAGACTGAGGAGAGCACTGAAGAAGCCTTTCGTTCTTTGCGGCCTCAAACATAGCCAAAGAAACAATACGGTCTACGTCTGTTCCTTCTGGTGCGATTTTCCTAAGGACGCCTTTCTTCTGCTCAAGGTAGGTCCCGAGTGTTCTCACGGGTGAAATTTCATTGCTCATTTGCTTACTCCTAATAGTCGAAGAACCCTTGCTCCGGGTTTTTCTTGAACGTACTTATCATATAAGTCCGGGTTGTCTTTGCGGAAAGACGCCTTGTCAAACACCTGCTGTGACCTGTTCTGCTTCCACGTCGCCACACCATCGATGCCTGTTGCGTCTCCTATCTTTGCCCTGAGGGTATTCTCGAGCAAATCTCTTCGAGCCTTAAGTTCAGACTGCTGTTTCTTGATGTCAGTCAACTCGTCTCGGATATCTTTGTCTTGCTTAGTAGCTCCCACGAACACGTCAGGTTCGGGTCTTGGGTGCATCATGCTCAAGACCTCTTTGGCCTTAGCGCTACCATCTGGAGGTGGCGGCTCGTTAGCCACAACGTGCTTCTCCCACCACTCTGTCGCAAGGTTCATAATCTTCTGGCCAAGCTCTTTGTCCCGCTCGATTCGATAGATTCGTAGGTCATCGAGGTTGAACAGTGTGGCAATGTCCCAGTAGGGTGCATCCACAATCTCCATGTAGACTCGCATCTGGATTTCGACATCCAGCGGTATGTCGGTTGTCCCGTCTGCGCCCCAACCGTAGCGTGAACGTCGAGTCTTAGCATCCATGCCAAAGCTCACACCGCTCTGCTTCACGAGCCTGTCTGGCGTCCCAAAGATTTTCTTGTTCTCCGGGTGCCAAAGCAGGCCGCTTTCCACAAGCTCGACATTATTGCCAAGCCTATGCTGGTACATTTTGCAGACGTAGTCTTCCATCATTTGGCCACGGAGGGTAACAGAATTGTCCCGGTGGTCTGATGCCGTCTCTATCCCAACTTTGTCAGCCCACAGTGCAAACTCGCTCTTCTCGAAGCAACCAATCTTCTGAGAAGCGTTTGCAGAGGCCGACACAATACAGGCGACATCAGTACCACCGAGACCCCGCTTCCTCTCCCTTAGCCATGCTTGTCTTTCTTCATTCATTATCTTGATCCTTATTCATGGTTTGAGTGTATGTCAATAGTTGACAGTAGATGAGCACATCTCGTTCGACAAACTATTGAAACTTTAGTATTTTCTCTTACGAGAGTGTTTGTTATGCGTTGCGAAGATTACAGAAAAGGGCTTCCTGGTGCGAGCACAAGGGTGCTTTTCGTTGATTTCTTGAATGAAAAGATGTCTTCTTTTGGAGTCACGATTACCGTTGCGCACCTTAGAGAGTTGGAAAAGGGTCGCAGAGTACCTTCTTTGCAGTTGGCTCTTGGTATTGAAAAAGCAACAGGTGGAGCGGTTTCTGTGAGAGAATGGCCGGGTCTACCATCATTGATGAGACATTGATTGGAGTTGAAATGAAAGACAAAGAGTTCCTGCGATTCATGCGAAAAGGCGGTTGGAAACGTTCCGGTGGAAACATGGACAACCTTATGCGCCGACTGCTTGATCTTGCAGATCGTGCAGACGGTAAAGAAGACAACGGTGTTAGCGCTCGTGTTGGAATCTTGAAGGCAGAAATTAAGCCTGGTCCAGACGGCAAGCTCGGTACTGCTGACGACGAGGTCACCATCAAAAGAGCAAAGAGGAAAAGCCCTGCTAAAAAGAAGGCTCCTGCGAAGAAGGCTTCTGCAAAGAGGGCTCCTGCGAAGAAGAAAGCCCCTGCGAAAAAGAAATAAACTCTTCTTCAAATGGGCTCGGTACAAAGGTGAAGATTCCTTCTCGAACCTTTTGTCTTGTATCGACAGCCCATTCTAAGACTTTTTCTTCCCACATTCCGCTGAGTTCTCTTTCTCTGCTTACGTCGAAGCCTCTTCCGCTCGCAATGTGCAGGAAGCTGGCCGAGAAAAACTGATCAATCTCATAGATGAGATCTTGAGTCATCATGTACAGCTTGTATGGAGACAGCGCGATCCACTCTTGAATAACCAACAGGTCTTCTTTCGAGGGTGTGGTTTCGTTTTTGTCTTCCATCTTGCTGATGTATGCACCCACATCAAGCATGATAAAAGACCGATCCGTGTATTGCTCTGTAAGGGTAATGAGTTCACCCTTGCATCCGAGAATCATCTCAGCACCTATTGCCATCAACATGTTGGCTCTGTGCGAGCTTTCAAACTCTTGAAGCATCGTTGCCATGTGTAGCAATTCGCTTTGGTCTGATGGAGACAACTCGTCTACGTCTTTCCATGACGCAGGTCGTAACCTTGGGGGTGTGTGGTTCTTGAGGTAATCGACTTGTTCTTCATTGGTCAGGAACAATTCGATAGTCAAATGATCAGCTTCTTGCATGCTTACTCCTAATAATCATCATCGGTATCGATTGGTTGTGGTTGTGGAAACGCAATCACCTCGGGCCGGAACCAAAGGTAGACCCTCTTTGAATGCTTCATGGTGCGCTTTCTCTTCCATCCCAAGTCTCGCAGGATGTCTGACACCCGCATCTGGGAAAACTTAGTCATCTGGTTGGAGTCCAAGTCCAGCGCAGAACTCATAATCTCAGACACCGACAACTGATTCTTTCCAAGGATGTAGTCCTCGACCAATGGTTGCCATGGGTCTGTCTCTTTGAAGTCCTCACTTACTGACTTGAGATCTGTCTCGTGCTTGCCATCAAGCCACCAGCTTTCCCCAGACTTGTACGCATGAACAGCCTCTGCCCAAAGTTGGTCCCTGTTTTCTTGCAGCCATTCGGTATCCACAGTCCCAATCTTGACTGGCCAGAACCGACGACTACCCGTATTGTCAGAAATGAATGACTCTTCATTTGTGGTCCCACAGAACACGCAGTGCCTCTTGATGGTCACCGAGTGTCGCCCGTAGGCTGGTCGATAGGTGTCGAATCCAGCAGACAGAAAAGCTTTCGTCCTGCTGTTGGCTCGCTTACGAATCGAGTCCAACTCTGCAATCTCATAGATCCAGGCTCGACGAATCTGGCTGTAGGCGTTTGGAGATCCAATGTCCATAGGCGTATCGCAGAAGTACTCGTCTCCAGCAAGGATTCGGAAGGTGGTGCTTTTGCGAGCACCCTGAGGTCCGTACAGAATCAGACAGCAGTCTGCCTTGACTCCGGGCTGCATGGCTCTGGCAATCGCAGAGATCATCCACTTCCTGCCCATGTCATGGTTCAACGATATGTCGTCTGCGCCAACACCGTTGATAAGCCAAGAGCTTAGTCTTTCAACGCCATCCCAAGGTAATGAATCTAACCAATCGGTAAGAGGGTTTACCGCGTTCTCTTCGCCAACTAATCTTGCGACCTCAGCAACAGAAGCAGTAGACACGCGCATCCCGTAGACAGCATCCATCCACATCTGAATCTTGGTGTCATCAGTATCCTTGTACTCCCTGTCAGTACGCATCATGATGCCTTTGAACTGATCCTCCCAAATCTTTCCCTTGAGTCGAGTGTCATGACTAAGAATGATGTGAATGTTGCGACGGGTTGGTCGCACTACTATGTCTCCATTCTTTGTCGTGTATGAGTCCAGCATCGACATCACGTCGCGTTGAGCACCACGCTTGGTAGGCTTTTTCTCTTTGGCTTTGCCGTCCTTCACTGCCTGTTTCACAAGCCCGCGCAACGTCTTCCCACCAGCAATCGCAGTATCTAAATCAGGCACTTACTTCTCCAGCTTCATCCGGTAAACTTTCTTACCATCCAGGTTCTTCTTTATATTCTCAGCATAAGCATCTCCGGTCTCATCTGGGTCAGTGCAAATCACAATGTCCAAACTGTCCGGTATCGATATTTGTTTTATCCGTGAGAAAGAACCAGATGTCCCAGCAAGAATAGCAACATTCATCTTCTCATGAATTGCAGCAGAGGCTGCTCGAAAAAGATCTGTTATGCCCTCACAGATCAATAAAGCTTCAAGCTCGCTATCGGCACCGCCCCTCAACAGCTTGACTCCCTGTCTGTTGGCGAGAAGTAATCCGTTAGCTTCACAACCCTTAGGCCATCGGCTTTTAGGCTTCACTGCTTTGTCAGAAACGGCGCGTGCGTGCAGGCTGGCAACCCTGCCATTTATCTCAAACGCAGGCGTGACAAGCCTCCACGTTGGAGACCAGAAACCTGGCCACCATTCCGGCCAGTTGTATTGGTTTCTAAGTGGAATAGCCTTGACCATTCCTGTCTGCGCAAGCAGTTCTAAATCAAACTTTCTGAAGCTCAGAAAGTCTCGAACCATTTGGTCCTCGCGGCATCCGTTCATTTTATTGAGCGGAGTAGATGCCCTCCACAAGGAGGCAACCTGCTCAACGTTTGGTCTCTTAGGCTTGTGGATCACAGGCTCAACATGCTGGTATTGTTCAATAAACCCAGTGTTTTCAAACCAGTCTCGAACCTTTTTCTTTTGATCAGCGCTCATTTCTCTAAGCTTCTTGTCAAACAAAGCATAAGAAACGAGGTCAACGACATCTCCCCTCTTGCCACAGCAGTGACACTGCCAAGCAGTACCCGCCCCGTTCATGCCAACCGGCCCACGCTTGTCTTCACTGCCGCGATAGATAGCGCCGCAAGCAGGGCAAGGAGAAATAGACCTGCCCTTCTTGACTGTTAGCTGTAGCCTTTGAGCGGCCACATCTAACGGCGTACCCTTAGCTTTTTGTATCCACATTATTGCTCCCACTTGCTTTCCCGTGCGGCCCCCGGCGCAAGCACCGGGGACCTGTGGGAGCCCCAACATGTGGGACTGGGCTGATCAGGCCCAAAGCTAAAACTTTCATTTAGTAATCGTATACTCGAATCTTTCTCCAGGTTTGACTGAAAACTCCAAATGAATCCCAGTCTCTTCCTTTGCCTTTGATGCCAGCCGAGCCAGCGTGTCCAAAGAAACAGGTGGCCTGTTCCTCGTAACCGTACCCCACAAGGTGGTGTGACTGATTTCCAAGATCTCTGCCGCAGGTCTAAACCCGCCACCAATCGCTTCAAACAGTTCCCTTACTGCCGGTGTTGTATCTATTCTCTCCATCTATGCCTCCGGTATTACCGTCACCCATTCATCAGGCTTTACGAGAACCTCAGACTCTAAACCCTCGTCTGTTTCCTCAATCAACTCAAAGACAATCTCTCCCTCAAGAACATCACTGTTCCTTTCTCCGAGTTGTTGTAATGCCCACGTCAGCGCTTCGTCTTCATCTACACCAAGACCAATAATGTTCAGTTGGAATCGGTATTCGTTTATTGTTCTCTTTGTTTCTTTTTTCATCAGTTTCTTCTTGGAAGGCTGGGGCAGCAGGACTTGAACCTACAACTTCCTGATTAACAGTCAGGCGTTCTGCCAATTGAACTACACCCCATCAGTTCC